ATCAAAGAAGAAGGAATTTATCCAAGATTAATTCCGGCGAGCAGCGACACTCAGTGGATTGTAATAAGCAATTTACTGGAGAAACAACATGAAACATATCATTCACTTTGTGGATAAGTATGAAGACGTTGCCGAGGCCTTAAAAACTTTTATGACATTGACATTAATCACTGGAGCTATCATAGGACTAGCCCCAATGTTAATTTATTTGCAAACAGGTTTTTAGGCATTGACATAATCATGCGGGGGAGGTAAAAACTCCCCCAATCTTTCTGCAGAAAACACTTTACTTTTGCTGCATACTGTGATATAATATACATATATTAAAAGGTGATTTATTCGTTATGAAATTCTACACTAATGTTACTCGGTATGGCAATATGTTGCTCTATCGTGGCTATGAAAACGGCCAAAAAGTCCAGAAACGGATCAAGTTTCAACCAACACTATTTGTAAATACCCCTAAAGAAACCCCATGGAAATCACTTACTGGCATTCCTGTTGCTCCTATCAAGATGGAATCAATGAGAGATGCCAAAGAATGGATCGCTTCCAATAAAAATACTGCAGGTCGTTTAATATTTGGCAATGACCGATACATTCCTGCATTTATTGCAGATGAATTCCCAGGCACTATTGACTTTAATCGTAACCAAATTAATGTAACAACATTCGATATTGAGGTTGCATCAGACGAGGGATTCCCAGAACCAGAAGGTGCACATTATCCCGTCATATCAATCGCACTTAAAAATAATGTTGATAATACATATTATGTTTGGGGCCTAAATGATTATGATGCCAAATCATCTTACATGCAAGACCATAGAATCGTATACAAGAAATGTGCCAATGAGGCAGAATTACTTTCCGACTTTATACTGCACTGGTCTTTACCTAGTAACTGCCCAGATATTATCACTGGTTGGAATGTCAGATTCTTTGATGTTCCTTATCTAGTAAACAGAACACTTAAAATTCTCGGCGACGATGTCGTCAAGAAACTATCGCCCTGGGGATTGGTTGACCGATATGATGTCAAGGTGATGAACCGATCCCAGGCAACCTATGACCTCAAGGGCATATCCACAATCGACTACCTAGAATTATTCCAGAAGTTTGGATATTCTTATGGTAATCAAGAATCATATCGTTTGGATAATATTGCTAATGTAGTCCTTGGCGAGAAGAAATTATCATACGAAGAACATGGTTCCCTTCATACACTATACAAGTTTGACCACCAGAAATTTATTGACTATAATATCAAAGACGTAGAACTCGTTGATCGCCTTGAGGATAAAATGGGCCTGATTACTCTATGTCTAACAATGGCCTATCAAGGTGGTGTTAATTATGGCGACACGTTCGGGGTTACTGCAATATGGGAATCCATTATATATCGACACTTACTATCACAAAAGATTGCCATACCGTTCTTTGATCAGAATACTAAGACCAACTATCCTGGTGGGTATGTAAAAGACCCAATGGTTGGCCAACATGAGAACGTAGTATCCTTCGACCTGAATTCACTATACCCTTCACTTATTATGCAGTATAATATGTCAACAGAGACCATTGCCGACGGCGAAGTGTTGAACATTGACATTGACAAAATACTGGATGGTTATACTTTTCAAAATCCTGGTAAGGCAGTAGGTGGCAACGGCCAGTTATTCCATACCGATAAGAAAGGTTTTATGCCAACCCTCGTTGATGGCATGTATAGTGAACGTGTGCAAATCAAAAAAGAAATGCTTAAGGCTCAACAAGAATTACAAAAGGTAGATAAAAATGACAAACAAGAACTATACAATATCGAGAGAAGAATCAACATTGCCGAGAACAGGCAAATGGCTATCAAGATCCTTCTTAATTCTCTTTATGGCGCTATGGGTAACAAATGGTTCCGATTCTTCGATCAACGTATCGCAGAAGCCATTACTCTGTCGGGACAACTTACTATACGATGGGCCGAGGTGGCTATCAACCGGTACCTCAACAAAGTGTTGTCTACTAAGGGATCCGATTACGTTATTGCGATCGACACAGACAGTCTGTATGTTAGCCTAGATTCACTTGTTAATGCAGTAAACCCTGTAAACAAGATAGAATTCTTGGATAAAGTTGCCCGAGAAAAGCTAGAACCAGAACTGGCCAAGGCCTACGATAAACTATATCAGATGATGGGCGGTATCGAGAACCGTATGGTCATGAAACGTGAGGTTATTGCAGACCGTGCAATATGGACTGCCAAGAAACGCTATATACTAAATGTGTATGACAATGAGGGAGTTCGTTACACTGAACCCAAACTAAAAATTATGGGTATCGAGGCCATCAAGTCCTCAACCCCAGCACCATGCCGAGAGGCTCTAAAGGAAATATTCAAAGTAATCATGACTGGCGATGAGACCAAAACTCAACTGGCAATCAAACAGTTTAAAAATTATTTCAGTTCATTATCTGCTGACCAGATTGCATTTCCACGTGGTGTATCTAGTGTTTCGGACTATCGGGATTCTGCCACAATATATCGAAAGGGTACTCCTATTCATGTACGGGCCGCCCTACTACACAATCACTTGCTAGATAATTACAGCCTTAACAAGAAGTATGAATCAATCAAGAATGGCGAGAAAATCAAGTTTGTCTATCTAAAAACCCCCAACAGCATCAAAGAAAATGTTATTGGCTTTACTCAGTATTTGCCAGAAGAATTTAAGTTACAAAAATATCTGGATTATGATATACAATTCCAAAAGACATTCTTGGATCCTATTGAACCAATCCTCAAGTCGATCGGTTGGTCGGCAGAACAGCAATCATCCCTAGAGGACTTTTTTGGATAGTGGGTTGACAAATAATACTATATATGATATAATATACAAAAATGGAGAAAAATATGCAATTAGTAAGATTATCATCCGGTGAGGAAATCATCGGCGATGTTACATTTGATGGCGAGGATGCCATTACAATTAAAGATGGGTATTCCCTTATTCCTGCTGGAGAAGGTAAACTCGGATTCATGCCTTTCATGGCCTATACAAAGGCAAAAGAAGGAATAACTATTAACCAAGATTTTGTTGTGTTCGTGGTAGAACCAATGGATGATTTACAAGACCAGATCAAGACTATGCGTTCTGGCATTGTAACACCACCTAAACAAGGGATTATTACATAATGCATTCTAGATATCCAATATACATTATTTCTAAGGGTCGTGCCGAGTCAAGGCTTACGGTTAAGTCACTAGATGATATGGGTGCAATGTATAGAGTGGTTATCGAAGAATCAGAATATGATGATTATGCTGCCGTAATTGATCCAAGTAGACTACTTCTTTTACCTGAAGGGTTTAGAGATAACCCACAATGGGCACGAAGATGTGAAGATACTGGATTACTAGGTGGCTCTATACCAGTCCGTAATTGGGTTTGGGAACATTCTATCAATGAAGGGCATAAACGCCACTGGATTCTTGATGATAATATCCATAATTTCTATAGGTTACACAATAACAGAAAGACCAAGATGACTACCCCAACTTGTTTTAGGGTATGTGAAGATTTTACCGACAGATATACTGATGTCAAAATGTCTGGTATGAACTATGCTTTTTTCTGTCCAGCATCAACTAAAAGGCCGCCATACTATCACAACACTAGAGTTTATTCATGTATCCTTCTAGCAAATGACGTATACGGGGAGCTTTACTGGCGAGGTAAGTATAACGAGGACACAGACCTATCACTACGTGTAATGAAAGGTGGTTATCACACGTTCTTATTTAACCAGATGCTATGTGGTAAAGTTGCAACATTGACTATGAAAGGTGGTAATACCAAAGAGGTTTACAATATTGATCAACCTGGCAATACCGATACAAGAGGTGGCGAGAACTTTGACTACAGAAGAGAGTTTGCAGAATCACTACATGCACAACACCCAGAAGAGGTAAAAATTACACAGAAATGGGGCAGATGGCATCATCACATTGATTACAATCAATTTCAACACATAAAGCCTACAAAGAAACCAGGGCTAGATATACCTAAGGGTAATAACGAATATGGTCTCAAATTAGTAAGACTAAATAATACAGATATACTAGATGAACAGGAGGAATTAAATGTCGAATAGTAGAGATAAAAATAAATCCATTAATTACGAACCTCAAAGTTTGTTCGTTCTTGATGGTAGTGAAGAGGAGACCACCCCGTATGATTGGGATGGTATGCCAGAATTTAACCAACCACAGGATGAGGCATATAAACTCATTAAGATCCGATTCAGAAATGAGGCAGACTATCGAGAGTTTGCTGAATTAATCGGTCAGAGAAATATGACACATAAGACAAAAAGTATATGGTATCCAGTCTTGGATAAAAAGGCAAACAGTCTTATGCGTTACATAGGAGAAGACCAAGAAGCCGACATGGATATTGATGAGTCTTTCCAAGTAAGTGATAATTAATGCGAATTTACATTTTACCATACGGTAATAAAGCATATTTCAGTTACAACAAAAGAGTATCAGGAGTTGATGAAGCTCAACTGATGCAATATAATATGTTAAGACAACTGGGTCATGATGTAAGAATGTGGGCTGGTTTTACAGACTTACATAATTACCTAGATGATGTTGATTTCTATAAAGAAGAAATTCCCAAAGGTCTTACAGTAAAGGAATATGAAAAGACTAAAAGGCAACACATAGAAGAATCTATGTTTAAATCGTTACTAGCATTTAAACCCGATGTAATTTACTCCAACTGGGCATTTAATAATAAATTGTATCCAAAGTTAATGAACTTTGATATTCCAATTATATACAATTCACATGCTGTTCCTGGATTCTGGTCTGATTTAATGAGTGCAAATACAGTATCTGAATTTGTACAAAGAGGGCATACTTTATTATGTGTATCTGACTATCATGCATCCAGAACCGTGGACTATTATAACCAAAGGCGATCCGCTTGGTCGTTTGATGAAACTCCTATTCCTGACAATTTTCTATTTTCATCTGCAGTATCACCTTTTATTGCCCAACCATCAGATGGAATTGTAAGACACGTGTCTGCAGCATCCCAAGAAAAAAGCACATTTACTATCCACAAACTGCTTGAAGGATCCGACATTGTAAGTGAAGTTTATACTACATTAAATTATGTTTCCAACGACAGTAAGAATGCTGACTATGTTGAAAAGAATCTACAATTATATAATGAGTATCCAAGAATAAACAGATTCGATGTTGACCATTCTGAAATTATGGATAATGTTGCAAAGTCGGTATGCACATTTGTAGGCCTGATGTCAGCTGATTCCTTTACTATTACCTCACTTGAATCTCTATCCAGAGGTGTACCTATTATTGTAAAAGGATTTAAAGGTCGTCACCCAGCCCAAGAAATGTTAAGTGATGATATGAAACAATTCGTATACGTTTATGATAAAAAAGAAGATGTCGTAGCCAAAGTCAAAGAGTGGTCAAATCTATCCCTAGAAACACGACAGGCAATTGCTAACTCGTGTTACAGCAAATGTTCAGAACTTGCATATCAAGGGCGACTCACTCAGGTATTGGATTCAGCAATATCTAAATATAAAAATAATGCAGAAACCACTTTACATTTAGACCAATTTATGATATAATATACAGTATGATAAAAGGAACTCTTTTTAAATCTCTTTATGATGTGGCCACTGATGAGGCCATTGACTTTAGTAATTTCTCAGACTTTGAAAAGGTTTTATATAAACTGGCAGAAACTCCCAGAAAAGATAAGACCTCTGCATATCTTATGTCTCCAGCATCCTATATATCGGGTACAACAAGAAAGAATGATAATGTAACCTCATGGGGTGGCTGGTGTGCTGTAGACGTAGATGATTATGAGGGAGATATTAATGATTATACAGTCAGTGATAACTACTATGTTTGCTACTCTACTGCATCTTCTACAAAAGAAACCCCTAAATTCAGATTGGTATTTCCACTGACCAGACAAATACAACGAGAAGAAATCAAACACTTCTGGTTTGCACTTAATACTGAACTGGGAGAGGTTGGTGATATCCAAACCAAAGACCTATCAAGAATGTATTATATCCCAGGTAAATATGCAAATGCATTTAATTTTATTTTTACCCGAGAAGGTGATTACATAGATCCACAAGCTTTAATGGATAAACATGAATATATTGAAAAAGGTGGTAATACATTCTTTGATAAATTACCCAAATCGATGCAAGAGGCATTGATAAATCACACAAAAAATTCACTTACCAATACAGATATTACATGGACATCATATAGAGATTGTCCTTTCTTTCCTAGAAATCTAGAAACAGAATACAAAACAATATCTGGTACGGGTTGGTATTATAAAATGTATCAGATTATGGTGGCCTTGGCAGGTAATGCAATTAAGTCTAAATATCCTATAACGGCAAAAGAAATTGCCTGGTTATGTAGAGAACTGGATATGGATACTGGTAATTGGTATGACAAGAGACCTCTTGATAAAGAGGCCGAAAGAGCACTTGAATACGTAATGAAAAATCAACTATGAAAAGATTATGGATAATATGGAAATTTGCAATCGGCTCTTTTTCTGATGAACAGACAGCAGAATACGATACGCCCGTTGCAATTGCAAGAACATTTATTGTAGGTATAAACGTATTATGTGCATTTTTTATCATGGCTAATATTATAATAGGATGGATGGGATGAAGAAAATAACAATAGTAGGATCTGGTTATGTCGGTATGGCCAATGCTGTAATGCTAGCCAAATTCAATGATGTGACAGTATTGGATATTGATCCAGTCCGAGTGGATAAAATTAATAATAAAAAATCCACAGTAGAAGATAAGAATATCCAAGAGTATTTGGATGATGAATCATTATCATTAAGGGCAACATTATCTAAAAAAGAAGCTTATAATAATCCAGATTGGGTAATTATATGTACTCCTACAGACTATGATCCAGCCAAGAACTACTTTAATACAGACTCCATTCAAACAACAATCAGAGATACAATGGAACATACTGATTGGGATTACACTAAAACAAAAATCTGTATTAAATCTACTATACCTGTAGGATTCGTAAGGCAAATGAGAGCCAAATTTGGCCACTATCACATTCTATTTTCGCCAGAATTTTTAAGAGAGGGTTCTGCTCTAAGGGATTGTTTAAGACCAGAGCGTATTGTAATTGGCGATAAAAGTGAGAATGGAAAACAATTTGCACAATTAATCAAAGAATCAATTATCCCACAATCAACCGAAGCGCCAGTATTGCATGTAGGCCTTGAAGAGGCAGAATCAATTAAATTGTTTGCCAACACATATTTGGCTATGAGAGTGGCATTTTTTAATGAACTGGATATGTATGCCGAGGCTACTAATATCAATGCACAAGATATTATACAAGGTATAACATCCGACTCCAGAATAGGTAAAGGATATTCCAACCCTTCTTTCGGATATGGTGGTTACTGTTTCCCAAAAGATACAAAACAATTACTTGCAAACTTTCGTAAACATAGGATACCCAATAAATTAATTCAGAGTGTAGTATATGCTAATGATAATCGCAAAGACTGGATTGCAAATAAAATATTACAATGCGATGGTGTTTCTGTGGTAGGTATATACAGACTAATAATGAAAACAGGTTCTGATAACTATAGAAGTTCAGCAATTCAAGGGATAATCGAAAGACTTGTAAATGCTCGTGTAAAGGTTATTATATACGAGCCAACCTTAATATCATATGCAGATGAATTTATGGGATGTGTAGTAGAAAGGGATCTAAATAAATTCAAGAAATTATCCGACTTAATTGTAACAAATAGGTTGGATACCAAACTAGCAGATGTGCTAGAAAAAACTTATACAAGGGATATATTTAATGATAACTAATTTAGTAGAGCAAGTAGAACAATGGCACTGGGATAGAAATCTTATTGACGGTGCCACAGATAAGGACCAAGTACTAAAATTGATTCAAGAGGTTGGGGAACTATCCGACAATGTCTGTAAGGGACAGGATATCCGCGATGATGTTGGAGATATTATGGTCGTCCTAATTAATATTATGGTACGTAACCAAATAACGCTAGAGGAGTGTTTACAAGTTGCATATGATGATATAAAGAACCGTAAAGGGAGAATGGTAGATGGAATCTTTATTAAAGAGTGTTGACAAATCGGACAAATTGTATTATAATATAACCAATATGTTCGAAGGATCAAATATGAATAAAATACTGGTTACTGGCGGTACTGGATTTGTCGGTTCTAATCTATGTAAAAAATTATCAGAACAAGGCAATCTTGTTGTATCGCTGGATAATTACTCTACTGGTTCAGAATTAAATCATCATGAAGATGTTCATTATATACAAGGTGACACTGCAGATATATTTGACTTGTTTGGTTATGAACCAAATCAATTTGATTATATATTCCATCTAGGAGAATACGCAAGGGTAGAACAATCATTTGACGATTATGAAACTGTGATGGAATATAATTATATGTCATTCCCAGTGGTATTGGACTTTGCAAAACGCAGTAATGCAAAATTCATTTATTCTGGTTCTTCTACAAAATTTTCTGTTGGAGAAGAAGGTAAGATGATGAGTCCATATGCTTACACTAAGGCTCAAAATACAGAATTTCTAAAAGCATATTCACAATGGAATAACCTAGAATATTGTATTGTATATTTTTATAATGTGTATGGGGATAATGAAATTGGCCATGGCAACTATGCAACTGTTATTGCAAAATTCTTAAATATGGTTAAAAGCGGCCAAGAACATTTACCTATTACAGCACCAGGGACTCAACGCAGAAACTTTACACATGTTAATGATATTGTCGATGGACTTATTATGGCTGGATTTAAAGGTACAGGTGATGGTTGGGGTATCGGGTGTGATACATCATATGAAATACAAGAACTTCCAAAGATGATGGGTGTTAAACCTTTAATGATGGAAGCCAAACCTGGCAATAGAATGGCAGGAGAACTGAAAACAGACAAGTTAAAAGCTTTAGGATGGGAGTGTAAACATTCCCTTGAGGATTATATCATGGAGAAATTAAATGGCAAAATGGATATTCAATAAAATAGCACCATATGCTGTGGCATATAGAGAATGGTCAAAAGACAAACTGTGGGCTCAAATACCCTTGTGGATATTAATACTATGGTTATTAGGATTCTTCAATCCTTACTTCTGCGTATACCCAGTATGTTGGATCCAAGGAGGATAAATGAGCATTAAAAAACAAAAGGGTATATGGATACCAGAGAAGGAAAATTGGAACGGTTGGAGTGTTAATTACGAAAATAGGGAATATCAAAAACTACAGTCACAAGGAATTATACCTACTGGTAATTCTTTCTTTGTTGAGGACTTCAAGGAGGCCCTATGCTTAGATGTTGGGGCGCATGTAGGTATCTGGACAAAAAGATTATCAAGAGACTTCTCTGAAGTTATAAGCTTTGAGCCATTACCAAAACACATAGAATGTCACAAGGTAAATTGTAAAGGTTTAACTAATGTCACTCTACATGAATGTGCATTATCCAATGCTGATAGTGAAAGTATTATGTCTACAAAGGATTTTAATTCTGGCATGTCAAGTTTAGGAGACCGAGGGTTTAAAAATAAAGAGCAATTTATTGTTAAAACAAGAACCCTAGACAGTTTTAATTTTCCTATGATAGATTTTATGAAAATAGATGTAGAAGGTTTTGAAGAACAAGTATTAGAGGGTGGCAAAGAAACAATTGAAAGATGTAAACCCCATATATACATTGAAATTTGGGATAAAAACGTGCCGACCGTTTCTAAGATTCTTACTGATATGGGATATGCTCTTACAAAAATGAGTCAACAAAACTATTTGGCGGTATGCAGTTAATGATTAAAAAGGTATTAATTACACTAAGTGTTTTAGGGTTACTGTTTGTAACAACCGAAGTAGAGGCTTCTGATCCTAATGGAGAAATATTCTGTATGGCCAAAAATATTTATTTTGAGGCTGGTAATCAGCCATTGGCTGGTAAAGTTGCAGTTGCTCAAGTTGTATTAAATAGAGTGCAACACCATGAATATCCTGAAGATATATGTAGCGTAGTTTATCAGGCAAAATGGTTTACTAATTGGAAGGGTAATCAAATGCCTGTTAAAAATAAATGTCAGTTCAGTTGGTTCTGTGATGGTAAATCTGATATACCTGAAGATAGTCGCACATGGGATCTTTGCCTTTCTATTGCAACAAGGGTAATGTATAATGATTGGGAAGATATTACCGAGGGAGCAACACATTATCATGCAAGTAGTGTATATCCCTATTGGGCAGATTCTTTAAATAAAACTGTGCAAATCAACGGGCACATCTTTTATAAATAACTATATGGCATATTCAAAAAAAGTAGTAGACAGATTCGAGGAAGTTTTAAACAATCCAGCAAAGCATGGAGTCGGAAGGTTCGATCCTAAAGACCCCAATGTTGTAACTGGTTTATCAGGTGCACCAGCTTGTGGGGACGTGATGAAACTTGATTTAAAATTGGATCCAGATACCGAAGAAATTTTGGATGTAAAATTTAAGACATATGGATGTGGTTCAGCAATTGCCTCATCTACTATGTTTGTAGAAATGTTAAAAGGTAAAACAATATCAGAGGCAAAAGAAGTCAAAGATAAGGACATTGCTGATGCCCTTGAATTACCTCCAATTAAAATACACTGTTCGGTTCTTGCAGAAGATTCTATAAAACAGGCTATTAAGGATTGGGAAGAAAAGAAGGCACATAGGCAACACAATTATGTATAGATATAGAGTAGAAGTAACACGAGTAGTTGACGGAGACACAGTTGATGTAGATATTGATTTAGGTTTTGGTATGACTTACAAAAAACAACGTGTTAGAATGATGGGTATAGACACACCCGAATCACGAACAAGAGATTTAGAAGAAAAATTTTATGGTAAACAATCCAAATATTTCTTGGAAAGTTTACTAGATGGTAAAGATGTCCAATTGGTATCGCACGATAAAGGAAAATTCGGCCGTATATTAGGCGAACTTTTTATTGATGATATTCCTTTAAGTGTTAATCAACAAATGATTGACGGCTATCATGCCGTACCATACTTTGGACAAAATAAAGATGATACCGAATTGGGACATCTAATGAATAAGGCAGCTTTAAATGAACAAGGTATAATTTACAGCGCCGAATAAATAATATTAATAATTATGGAGAAGTGAATGAAAGTAGGTATTACCGCATCGACATTCGACCTGTTACATGCTGGTCACGTTGCAATGTTAAGAGAAGCAAAAACAGCATGTGATTATTTAATATGTGCACTTCAAAATGATCCATCTACGGATCGACAAGATAAGAACCCACCCATTCAAAATATAGTCGAAAGACAAGCACAACTTGCTGCAGTTAAATATGTGGACGAGATTCTTGTTTATAATACAGAAAAAGAGCTCCTTGATATTCTAGGCATGTATCAGATAGATGTTAAGATTATGGGAGAAGAATATCGAGACAAAGAATTTACAGGTAAGGACTTGTGCCGACAAAGAGACATTGAATTTTATTTCAATAAAAGGGATCACAGATTTTCTAGTACTGATTTAAGAGAAAGAGTTTGCAGAAAACACTTTACAAACAAGTAAAAATGTGATATAATATACTAATATTAAAAGGAGAACTATGCCAAGTATTGATTTAAAACCTAGGAAACGCAGAAACCCTAGGGATAAAAGACCCCCAACACCCATGCCGTTTGATGTGGCCCTAAGAAAATTTAGGAAGGCCGTAGACAGAGCAGGTATTATCCAAGAGGTACGTAAAAGGGAATTTTATGAAAAACCAACTGCAAAAAGAAAACGTAAAAAAGCCGAGGCCATTTCAAGGTGGCGCAAGAAAGAAAGGGCTTTACAATTAGGCCCAGATAGGTCAAGGAGATACAGATAATGTCTATAATGGATAAACTAAAAAAGAATTCAAAGATTAAAACAACAGAGGTGTTGGAAAAATCAGTTTTCTTTACTGAGAAGGACATGGTTACAACAGATGTGCCCATGGTAAATGTTGCTTTATCAGGCGATATGGAGGGAGGTTTAACCTCTGGTCTTACCGTATTGGCTGGCCCAAGTAAACATTTTAAAACATCGTTTGCTCTACTA